ATTACCAAAACCAGGAACTCAGCGGGGACGACCGGCTCACCAAGGAACTCATCGGGGTGAGCTTCGTCATCTCGAAGCCGTATCTCGGCAAACGTGAGATGCTCGACTTCATGTTCAAAGACGAGGCCGAGCTCATCGAGAAGTATTGCCGAGCAGAGTTCTCCGACCGGCTTAACCGAAACGGGGTCAATCCGGGTAAGAGCTGGGAGATCCGCCGGGACTTGTGGCAGAAGCTGGTGAGCAAGACTCGTCAGGAGGGTCGCTTCGACTACACCTATTCAGAGCGTCTGCACATTTTTCACAAAGGACCCGAAATTCACCAGTTGGAGAATGTCATCATGACTCTCCGGGACGACCCGCACTCCAGACGAGCAATGGTCATGATCTTCGAGCCGGAGGACACCCGGGCAACAGCCGGGGCTTTGACCCGAGTACCTTGCTCCGTCAGCTACCAGTTCCTCATCCGGAACAACCGGCTCCACGTGATATACTACATCCGGAGCAATGACTTCTTCAAGCACTTCGCAATTGACATCTGGTTGACGGAGGCCATGATGGACTACGTGTTCAACATCCTCGCAGCCACCTACCCCTCTCTCAAGAAGGGATCTCTGCATTACTTCGCTGGGTCCCTCCATGCATACAACGAAGATCTCTCCAAATGGGTAATCTATTAAGCTATGACTATCGACGAAGCAAGAGCTAAAGCTCATCAGCAATATGACGATTGCATGTTCTGCCCGGGATGCTCGAAGCTCCTGACTGGGCTCCACGTGGGGAGCCAGTGCTACACTAACTGGATCGAGAAGAAGGCACAGCAGATCCTCGAAAATTCGAAGAAAGATGCCCGTAGAAGTTAAAGTATTGACCGGGGTAGTCTTGACCTCTTTGGCTGGAGCAGCTATATTCTACATCACATTTCTGATCGCAGTTGACGAAGTCAGAAAAGACATAAAGCGCAAAAGACATGTCAGGAGGAAATGAGGAGTCCATCATCATTGGGCTGGCAATAGCAGTAATAGTCGGAACAGGGATCGTCTGTCTCATAGACGCTCTCAAAAACAAACTCAAGTGATATGTGTGGAATAAGTATATCGAGAAGGATCAACACTGTCTACAAGATACAACATCGGGGGACTGAAACTGTTCAGATTGCCGAAGGAGGATGGTTCCTCGGTCATGTTCGTTTGCCCATTCAGACTGAGCCAGGGGATGACCTGGCTCAGCCCATAAAACTGGCAGGAGACAACGGATGGCTCCTTTACGTCGGGGAGATCTACAACTACCCTCAGAAGTATAACAGCGACGTCGAGTACCTCCGCGATCTGTTTGGATCCTCGTGTCTCGAAGACATCATCTATGAAGCTAACCACTGGGATGGCATGTGGGCAATATGCTGGTACCGGAAGGGCCAGATAATTGCTTTCACGGACCCTCTCGGGAAGAAGCAACTCTACTACAACCAATTCGGGGAAATCTGCTCGGAGATAACCCCGTTGGTGTCGGACTTCCGAGACTTCGACCGGTACTATCAGTCGGAAGTGTTCAAATGGGGGTACAACTGGGATGACAGAACTCCATGGAACAACGTCAAGCGTATTATGCCGAATACTGTCTATTCCTTCGATGACATGAAGGTGAAGCCCACCATTATCCGGAGGGACTACTACAGATGGGGGATAGGGAAACGGAGTCATTTAGCCAAATCCAAGTTCGCCGAAGTCCTCCGGGGCTTGGTCGAGAAGTCCGTAAAACGCCGGGCAATGTACTCTAAAGTCCCGGTCGGAGCTTTGGTTTCTGGAGGACTGGATTCATCCATAGTTGCCTCTATTCTTCATCGAATGGGCCTGGGGGTTAATCTCTATATGGTGGAGAATAATGAATCAAAATTTGGCATGCTATTGTCCGAATTTTTAGGGGTTTCTATCACCTCTCTTGGCCCTATCCCCGATGATGATTGCCTGGAGAGGTGTCTCCGCTACAACGAAACCCCCATCGACTTGGGTTCCATGATCCCCCAGTTCCGACTCATGGAGAAGGTCAAGGAGAGGGTCATCCTGACCGGGGATGGAGCTGACGAACTCTTCGGAGGCTATCGCCGAGTTGATGATTATGACTCCCAGCTCTCAGACGTGTTCCAAGAGCTTCCGTTCTACCACATGCCTCGGCTTGACCGGGCTTCCATGAGGAGCACAGTTGAACTCCGGTCACCATTCCTGGGACATGACGTTGTCAGGTTCGCTCTCCGTTTGCCCCGGGAGGACAGAACTCACAAGCGCATTCTCAAAGATGCTTTCAGCGACGTACTGCCTCAGGAGATTCTCGACCGACCCAAAGAGCCTCTCAAGTGCCAAAGTATACGGCAGGATCCGATGGCGTACCGCAAGAAGTGTCACGAAATATTCTACAACTTATGGCAATAGCTATCGGATATTACCGGGTATGGTTTAAAGAAGATGACTCCAACACGGAGGTTCAGTGGTTCAAAATGACGCTCCGGAAGGGATCTGTTAGACCTTCCATCCGTTCTATAAATCGGGAAGAGGCTCTGTGGTGGATCAAGTCCCGAAAAATGAAAGACGTCACCCCCGGAAATCCCGCAGGCAAGATCTTTGAATCGGATGGTCAACCGTTCAAGAAGGCATTCCAGGAGCTGCCTCTTCATACTCGGTATAATTTCATAGAAGGAGCATCGCTCTCATCAGGCACAACACACCGAGCTCGTCTCGAAAAATATTTTAAAAAATGAAAATCGTAAAAGTAAGAAATGTCAAGACCCCGACCAGAGGAACGGGTCTGTCCGCCGGGCTGGACTTCTACATCCCGGAAGACTTCGAAGCCAAACAGATCTGGCCGGGCGAAAGCATCAACATTCCGTCGGGTATTCGAGCTCGAATACCCCGGGGGTGTGCCCTCATCATGTTCAACAAGAGCGGTATTGCCACCAAGCACCAGCTCCAGGTCGGAGCCTGCGTGGTTGACGAAGACTACCAAGGAGAAATCCATCTGCACGTCATGAATGTCGGCAAGGAGATCGTCATCCTCAAGCCGGGGATGAAGCTGGTTCAAGGTTTGGTGATGCCTGTCTTCTATACCGGGGTGGAAGTTCTCGAGTCGGAGGCCGAGCTTTTCCCGCAATCGACTGAGAGAGGAGTGGGGGGCTTTGGGTCCACGGGGGAATAGGACCCCCGGCCCCAAAAGTTGATGGTTTTATTGTTTCATTGTTTACAATTTCCCATGGCCCCGGCCCCAAAAGTTGGTCAAACCATTGTTTCATTGTTTACAAATCAGGGGGACTCCCGGCCCCAAAAGTTGATAAAACCATTGTTCCATTGTTTATTGGCAAAAATCTCGACAGCCCCTCCCCTAAAATCCGGGGGACCCCTATTGTTTATTGTTTATTGTTCCAATGGAAAGAATCACAAACCCTTGATAATCAATCACTTAAATTAAAACAGCAGTAAACAATGAGAAACAATAATAAACAATCATTGTTTCTCGATAATCGATTGAATATCAATGATTTAGGCCCTTGTAAACAATGTAAACAATAATTTAGGAGGAAAACCTGAATAGGGAATATGAGGAAAATTATGACCAATTTAGGAAATGAAAAATCACAAAATAGAGTGCACAGAAACATTGTTTACATTGTTTCTCGGGAGGAGAATTGGGGACCTAATCAATTGAATATCAATCACTTAGGTGAGAAACAATAAGAAATTTTATTGTTTACTACTGGTCAAATATTGTTTATTATGGAAAAAACTGAGAAATTGGGGCTACCCCCAACTGGGAAACTCGGGGTGTTCCGGCGATGGCTGGGGATCTACTCAAAAGAGGAGCGGGAGGTCCTGGACTACGCCCGCAAATTGAAAAAGACCACCATGCAAATAGCACGGGGTCAGCTGACTCTGTTATCCCGCCCGGAATGGATGCGGTACGAGGACTGGGTTGAGGTCCGCAAACTACAAAACAAATTAGAAAGGAGGTGTAGAAAATGATTGCAATTTACCTGTTGGCCATCATCGGCCTGTTCGCGATTTTCGGCGGGATCCGCCAATGGTGGATCAATCCCAAACGGAAATTGAGCCGATCCATCAAGCAGATGGAGAGAGCGGAGAGACGGATCCAAAAATTCAAAAAGAAGTCGTAGGCGAGTAGAGTCAGTAGAACTGACAGAGTCAGTAGAACTGACAGAGTCAGTAGAACTGACAGAGTCAGTAGAACTGACAGAGTCAGTAGAACTGACAGAGTCAGTAGAACTGACAGAGTCAGTAGAACTGACAGAGTCAGTAGAACTGGTGCCAAATTGGGCCTTCTCTCGACCCACAAATACTGGACGGCACTCGCGCATACGGAATTAAAACTCAACAAGCATGAAAGCAAAACACTTCAAGCAGCTCGGGAAGAACTGGGCTTTGTACTCGGAGATTAATACCAAGTACTGTAATTGGACCCCTTCCATCGCCACGGTCCACGAAGGTATGATTTGGCCGAACGGCATTTCGGTCAAGTTCCTGTGGTTCGGTGTGACCCTCATTCGCGTAAGCGAATAAATTAAAGATCCCCGGGGCCAAACGCTCCGGGGATTATTGTGCAGAAATAAATTTTTAATTTGTACAAGGTTTGATTATATTTGAGGCATGGCACGAAGCACATATAAAATGAGTCCGCTCGCCTATATGGAGGAGGGACAGAAAAGGCGAGACGCCGGGGAATTTGTAAAGCCCACCGATGCGGAGGAGCTTTATTTTGCATTCGTCGAGTATTGCAAATTCATGCAGGATAACTACTTCTCCCAGGCTCACAAGAATAAGAATGGCGAAGACTGTAGCGTATACATTTCCCGCCCGATGACCGTCGAATCATTTAGGCTGTTTGCTGGCATCAATCCTGTTGAGTACGAGGAGCTCACGGGAGACCCGGTAGCAGCTGCAATTGGTGGCACCATCGAGGACGCCATCAATTCCCAGCAGATTGAGGGAGCACTGGTTGGCAAGTACGCTGCCAGCCTCATCCAGGTGCTTCAAGGACGCAAGACCAATGTCAACCTGACGGGAGGCATCACTCTCGAACAGATAACAGGAATGGAGGTAAAATAAAATGGGACGCCGGCTTCAATTTGACACCAAAGGCAACGAGAAGCAGAAGGAAGTGGCTCGGTTATGGCTTGATGACTCGGTCACTGACATTCTGTATGCCGGCACGAAAGGTGCTGGCAAATCCTACCTCGGGTGTTCCTTGATAGGCGGCGATGCCCTCACCTACCCAGAGACATTTTATTTTATTGCGCGTAAGACGGCTGCCGACCTGGTCCGGTACACTATTCCCTCCCTCTACGAGGTATTCGCCCATTGGGGTATCACGGAGGACTATTACCACTTCAATGGTCAATACAATTTCTTCGAGTTGTACAACAAAAGCCGCATCTACCTCATCGATGCCAAGTATAACCCCAGTGACCCCATGTATGAGAGGTTCGGTTCCATGCAGATGACTCGGGGATGGATCGAAGAGGGCGGAGAGTTTATCCGCGAGGCGAAGACCAACCTCCAGGCTTCCATCGGTCGATGGAAGAATGACGTCTACAAGCTGGCTCCCAAACTCCTCATCACCTGCAACCCGTCCAACAATTTCCTCTACATGGACTACTACAAGCCATGGAAGGAGAACAAGCTGCCTCCTTGGCGTCGGTTCGTCAAAGCTCTGCCCCAGGACAACAAGACTCTCCCAGACACGTACATTGAGGGGCTTCTCCGGAACCTGACCCCGTCGCAGATCGAGCGACTGGTCTTTGGCAACTGGGAGTATGACGATGACCCGAATTGGCTGGTCGACTATGATGCAGTGTGCGACATGTTCAGCAATGAGTTCGTACTCCCGACGGGCAATCGGTTCATTAGCACTGACCTTGCCGGGAAAGGTCGAGACAGTTGGGTGGTTGGAACCTGGGACGGCATGGTCTGTCGGATCCCCATCGCCAAAGGCTTCTCGGAAGGCAAGGAGATGGAGGAGAAGATCGCCAAATTGGCCACCGGTCTGAAAGTCCCCCGGTCCAGCATCGTCTCTGACGCTGATGGACTTGGGTTCTACCTGGAGAGCTACCTGAAAGGCATCCGGGAGTTTCACGGAGGACAGTCAGCTATTGACTCCAAGACGTACAACAACATCAAGTCGGAGTGCGCATTCAAGCTGGCTGAGCTCATCAACAAGCGCCAGATCCACATCATCTGCTCTCCCGAAGTTCAGGAGAAAATCAAGCAGGAGATGACGGTACTTAAGTCCAAGAACACGAACTCCGCTGAGCAGAAGCGAGAGCTCATTTCCAAGGATACCATGAAGCAGCTCCTCGGCAGGTCACCGGACTTCCTGGACATGCTCATCATGCGAATGATATTTGAGATCAAGCCGAAGGCGACTGGCATGAAGTCCGCCAAAATCATAATCCCAGCAAAGCGATGACCTTACCTATCATATACCACATACGCTTGATGCTTCAAGACCTGGCACCTGGAGCAGTTTTCGAGTGCGACCAGGCTCGGATGCTGAATGTCAAAGTGGACACAATGCCTCGATTTGAGACTGGACTCAACGGGGAGGTCATCAAGGACTCAAACGGGAATCCGGTCAGCACTACGTTCATCTACATCGAGGAACCGCTTCAGGGGTACTATGACATCCCGTACAGAGGCCACCAGAGACAGCGATTGCCTTTGATGATTTACTTCTGTAAGTTCGAGCCAATGGGCAATGACGCCTACAAAGGGGATACTCCATTCAGTACTGAGTCCAAGACGACATCGAGGCTCATCCTGAGAGACGAGCTGGAGAGAACGCTCGTAAGGCCCTTCCTCCGACGGTTGAAGACTTCCAGACTTGGCATGCTTTACCCGGAGATGATGAACACGGTACGAATAGTCTACCCATCTGCCAGATTTGATGCTAACGAGGTCAGTGTGGGCATTGAGCTGACTACATATTCCGACTGGTGCATTTGGTCCGAAGATCCCGGCATGAACCTCATAGGCAAGAGATTAATGGACTTGCCTGTTGGTACTGATCTGGCCGGCAGAATGTTCCGATGCGTGACCCCCGAGACTTTATTCCCAGCTTCCCCAACCGTTCCGGACTATGTTCCTTGGGTATTTAACAAGACGAGGAAATATGTTGTAGCTGCCGGGAATACGAGTGGAGCTAACGGTTACGCATACTTACAAATAAACATTGGGAATACAATGTCAGGTTGGATCGAGTTGGCTTCCGTAGTCATAAAGTCTAACCGGGGGGACAGGAGCGTATGGTATAACTCAGGTTGTACACTCAAGTTCCCAGAAGGATCGGCGGTCTTTTACCCGGCTCCCGAGACATTTAAGCAATATCCATATAGCACGCTCACAATAGTAGGATGATACAGCGAATCGACATACAAGGCGGTCAGATGACGTTCGGCCAACGCATAGAGCTTGGTCGGATCATCACTGAAAAGGAGCTGACCGACATCGACAAGATGAAGGAAGGAATGCAATGTCTTGGAGTCAAATGGAATCTGAGGAACACCTCAGAAATTGTCGAGTACTGGTACGAGGTTCTCATGGGCATTAAGTACTGGATCGAACGAGAACAGGCTGAGCTCAAGTATGAGCCCAGTGCCGAGGAGAAGGCAGCCGGAATTGCTCAGTTTTCTTTATTGGTTGGCGAGATGGCTACCATCACTGCACTGGCCAAGGACTACTCGAAGGACCCGGACGAGATCCTGGAGTGGAAATACGGAAAGGTATACAACCTCCTTTTCACCAACTTGCAGAGTCACCTCTTCCGGGAGCGACTGAACAAGGAACTGGAGCGTAAGGCTCAGCAGAAAGCCAATGCTCGCAAACCCAGAAACAAATGGCGGTAGGACTGGAACAGATATTGGCTGAGGGTCTCACCCAGATGAGGGACGAGATCATCCGGGCATCACAGGACGCCGGGCAGGAAGCCTCCGGCAGAACCTATGCTCAGATAACAGTCCAGACGGGACGAGAAGGGGAAACAGTTTGGGGAACGATCGAAGCTCCAAACTACTTCTACACTCTCATCCGGGGACGAGGTCCTGGAAAGATCCCCGCCAATTTGGGACAGATCATCATGGAGTGGGCAAAGCTCAAAGGCATCACATTCTCGGATCCCAAGGACCTGGTCCGATTCGGAAATGCCACTGCATGGAAGATAAAACGAGAAGGCTCAGAGCTTTACCGCAATCACATTTACGTTGACTTGGTCGACACTCCCGCTGATAACTTCGAGGGGTATCTGGCTCAGCATTTGGACAAGACAATGGAGGTCCTCATTGAAGAGGCATTCACTCCTGACAACAATATGGACCACGGATATATAATATAACGCGATATGGCAATTACCAATCAACCGGCTGAGGATTCTTTATACTCAGCATATTCGCAAATACCGGTCGAGACTGACGACTCCACACTTGGACTCGAGGTCGAGACCCAAAACTTCGACGAGGACAATATGATCTCGTTGAACATTATAAACAATGGGGGTGTCGAAGTAATTGATAACAGTGGAGGTAGTAGTAACGCCTATTTTGTGAAGTTTCCTATCTGTAAAGAGGCGGTGCCCGGGGAATGGTATGCTTTTAGGGCTTCTCGCGGGGTTGGAGTGGGTGCCACTTCACTCACCGTTGCTTTGTTCCAAGCAACCAATTCGGATGTTCCTATCACTGTGATTGCTAAAACAGATATACCAATTGGTGTCAACATGACGTGGAAGGTTCAGGTACCGCCCAGTGCTATCATAAGATACCCCCACGTTTTACTTGTCATTTTTGCAGGTATTGAAGGAGCAACAGCTGGAGTGAAGGTTACTCTCTCAGGTATGAGTTTGGCATACGGCCAAAACTTTATCCACTATAGTTCCAGTCCAGTTAAAGCAGCGAACTCACTAACTGGAAGCATCAACATCTACAGAGTCTCGGGATTCGGGACGACGAGGAAATACGACCTCAGTTTCTTGGCTAAAGCTGGATTCCGGGGTCTTAACAGGACATACCCGTATGTTAACCCGTACATAGGTTTTGGCATTGACTACAACCTCATATCGGCATACGCATACAGGGGCATCGGTGAACAAGACTTCAACGTACGATATGCCTCTCGAGGAGTTATGCCACGAGGATACAATGTTAACTTCTCCAAGTCATACTTAGGACTCGCACTGACTGACCGGATTCTTGACAACGACAGGAATCTGTATGTAAAAAAATACCGTGGGTATCCGTACTACGTCACCCTATTCCCGAAAGGGTTTTGGGGGTCATCTAATTCCGCTATATCGGTCGACGTTCGGGTTAAACTTACGAGGATTTCGGACGAAAATCAAATTGACATTTCCAGCCGGCTCAACATCCCTCTTGTGTATGAATTTGAGGACGAGAATAGTGACGGAGCTGATTACGTAAAACTCAGACCTTCTGGAGGAGTATACCCTGATCAAGCATGGAACATCATGTTTATCAATACGGAGATACCTTGCAACCCCTTCTACATCCGATGGATAAACCAGAAAGGTGGATGGGAAACGTATATGTTCGAGCAACACAAGAAGTATACGCAGGAGGTTGACAGGGGAGACCAATACGTATTAGCGAATTCCAGAGACCCATATGCCACACAGACGAGAGGTGAAATAGCTCCGAAGGTTAAGGACATAGTCCAAGTTGGAGCAGAACAACTTGACGAGAATGACTTTAATCTACTCAAAGGGATTGCTCTCTCGCCTCTGGTTCAGGTGTACAACCGTACGATCCATGTATGGCAACGGGTTCTCGTATATGACATGGACCTAACTTGGGACACTAAGGCCCCACGGAACACTGTTAGCTACGAGTTCCAGCTTATTGACGGACAAACTCAGTGGTAATATGAACTACGAACTACTCATGAAAGGCATTGACGGCAAGGTCTGGTCCCTGGACCTCCCGCTGGATGCTCCTGCGATGAATTACCAGATCAACAGTCTGGCGGAGCTGAAAGACAGGAATGCCTCGTACTCCCAGCGGATCAGTCTGCCCAGGACGACCCATAACGAGCAAGCATTCCAATTCAGTTTTGTAGTTGGCTCAGGTTCGGGTGTGCCATACATGAAGTTTCCTTGCCAACTATTCTATGAGGGAGCACTCATATCCCCGGCCGGAGCAGTATTGAACATCGTAGACGTATCAGATACATCGATCGGGGTCCAGATCCTCGGGGCAACCGTTGACCTGTTCGACACACTAAACAACACTGACGCGAAGGACCCTGGGGATGGTATGTTCCTCCTCAAGTGGTACACGGACACAATGGGACGGACTGAGCGATACCTCTCCGGCCCCGAAGAGGTTAAAGTACTGTACTTTTGGCTGTATGCAACTCTACAAAAGAACCCGAGCATCCCCTCTGTCTACATGGAGGCAATCAGGCAAGTCCGGGAGTTGGACAAGTTCTACCCCCACCTCAACTGGTATGACCTGGTGACATGGATCTTCGCTCGAGCAGGCTACAGTCTCGAGACTGACGTGGATTCAGTTGACCGGAGTGAAATGTTTTTACCTTGCACTTACCCCGTTTTGGCAGACAATCCCAATGCCCCGAAAGCATCCGGAACTGGCTGGGTCCAGGATCCCGCTGTTAGCACCACGGTCGGTGTGACATGGCAAGGCTACCCCGGGGTAACTCTCAGTGACCCGGTCGCCGGACGTTTGACTATGGGCACCGAATCCGGAACATTCAGCTGGATGACTCTATGGGACACGACCATCACGTTTAGTTTCTCATGGTCCAATATTTCTGTCATCCAAAATGGTTTGGTGGCAGTCGAAGTTACCCACTACAAGAACGACGGAACCAGTGCTGTAGTGTTGACCAGGTCCTGGACATCGGGGTCTTCTGGCAGCGTTTCGGTCGACATCCCGATGGAGGCAGGGGAGCACATACTGGTGTCCGGGTCTCTCGCCGTAATCCGTCGCCCTGCCAGTCAGTTTGACATGAGGTTCCCGGTCAGCATTACTGCTCCTCCTGTGCCGGAAACTTCACCAGGGGATAAGCCCCAACCCGGACTAACCTATGACCTCCTGGCCTCTACTGGATTCAAAAGCTTGGGGGACATAGTCAAAGCATTTGTCCAGCTGTTTGGTCTAACCGTCGACGTTAATCCCGTCACAAAGGTAGCAAGAGCATACTCTATTCGGGAGTTTTACAATAGACGAAGTTCGTCCGGGAAGAATTGGTCTGACAAGCTGATAAAAGGAAAGGACACCAAACTTACGTTCCAATTGTCCAGCTATGCCCAGTCCAACGAGATAAAGTTAGAGGATAACAAGGACAACAACGTTACTGACTCGTACAAGTTCAGCATCTCGGACGTCAATCTCCAGCCCACCAAACTCCTGTTCCAAATTGGAATCTTGGCAGGGTTCAACCAAGACCTCTATGATGCGGACACTACAAATAGGATTCATACACTTGCTAACTACCCTATCTGGACCGTCAATAGAGGCCGGATGGAGAACGGGGAAATGACCGAGACGACTTGGGAGTACAATGCTCTCAGTAAGCCGATGGTCGTCCACATGAATAAGTCTGACTATGTGTGGCCCCAGGTGAGTGTAGGCTACAACCTTACCCGGGTACAACTATACACGGCGTATTTCAAAAATTTGAATTACTACATTCCTAAGTACTACGACAAGCTCATCAACAATATCCTCAAAAAACCGAGGATACTACAGACCCAAATTCTTTTGGACTCGCTTGACATCCAAAGTCTGGACCTGTTCAACCCGATATGGCTGGAAGAGCATGGGTTCTGGTTCTACGTTTCGAAAATAAACAACTTCCAAGCTGGAAAGATACCCAAAGTAGACCTAATACGAATGTGATATGGCCGAAGAACAGAAAAATACAATTTACAACGTCCGTGTAACAGCTGAGGATGCCCTCAAGACGTTAGCCGAATTGAGACTCCGGTCCCAGGAGTTGAGAGATCAGCAGAAGGCTCTCGGCAAAGTAACTGAGGAGAATGCTCAAGGATACTATGCGCTTGACAACCAGATCAAGGCAATCAACAGCGAGGCGAACAAGTACCAGAAGCAAATCCAGAACAACATTAAGCTCCAGAACCAACAGGAGGCAAGTTTAGCAAAACTCAGAACCCAGCTGGCTTTGGACAATGCCGAGTTTGCAGAGCTGGGCAACTCAATGCAGGACGCGGCTCGTAAAGCCGAGCTCGGCAAGCGCATTGCAGAAACCACCGAGGAGCTCAAAGCTCAGGAGGAGGCACTCGGGGACTATCGCCGGTCAGTTGGTAACTACGAGAAGGCAACGGAGAACCTCAAGCAGGAACTCTCCGACCTTACCCAGACACTCATCCAGATGGCTCAGTCCGGGGATACGAGTTCTGAGACGTTCAAGGAGATGGTTAAACGAGCCGGTGAACTGAAAGGAGCTGAGGACCTGGTCAATACAGCTATATCCAACGTTGGTAAAGGAACTGAAACCATACAGGCAGTTACCAGCGCCACGTCAGCTTTGACTTCCGTATGGGGCCTTTGGACCACAGCCACTCAGGTACTGGGGAGCGAGAACGAGGAGCTCAATGCTACCATGACGAAGATGATAACCATCATCACGGCTCTTTCCTCTTTGTCTTCTCTCCAAGCAGCTCTCTCCAAGACCGAAGCCACTTATCGAGCTGCATCTAACTTGGTTCAGCTGGTTGGCATCAACCAGACTCTCGCCGAGACGAAAGCGATAGCTGCTAAAAATGCCGTACAAGGAGCTAGCAACATCCTCACCAAAGCAGCAGCAGCTGCCACATGGCTTTGGAACGCGGCTTTGGCTGCCAACCCCGTTGTATTGGTGGCAGCAGCAGTGGGCGGATTGGTGGCTGGAGTGGTTGCTCTTATGAACGCATTTAACAGTAACACGGAAGCTCAAGAGAGAGCAACCCGGGCAATGGAGGCATACAATCGAGCTGCCGAAGCCTCCACGTATGTACTGGATCAGATCGATACCAAGCGGAACACTCTGTCCAAAGCCGAGGAGATCCGGGGCAAGAGAGAAATAGAAAATCTCAAAGCCAATCATGCCACGTCGGAACAGATCGCCGAAGCTCAGCTTAAAACAGCCAACAAGCTCCGCGAGATTGAAATGAATGCAGCTCGTCAAAGACAGATGGCTGCAATGGATGAGTTCGACTCCTTGAAGAAGGTGATTGCAGCCAAGGAGGAAGAGCTCAACACGTGGTCCGGAAGCTTGGACAAATACAAGGAAGCCAAAAAGGAACTCGATGACTTGAAAGGTCGATACCAAGAACTGTTCCGGACAATCGAGAATGAAGGAGCCGCAGTTGCCAACTTGGCTCTTGAGACTGCAATAGCCAACCGGGAGGCTCAGCAGGCCATTGCCGATAAGGCTCTGGAGGTTGCTTTGAAGAACTCGGAAGCCATGCAGAAGATCCGGGAAGACGATCTCAGGTTTCAAACAACATTCCAGTCTACGAGCATCGCCATCCGGATGGAGTATGAGAAAAAGCTCTACAAGGCAGCTCAGGATGGAGCCCGGGAACGTCTGGCTCTCCAGAAAGCTCACGGCAAAATTACTAATAAGGAGTATCAGACGGCTCTGAATGCCATGGCTCGGTCTGACAAGCAGTTCTACGAGAACCAAGCCAAACAGCTCAATGACTACCTTGCGGGGGTGAGAGCAAACATATTGGCTGTAGCTTCCGGAGGCACAGTCGATATGCAGATTGCTCAGGTTACTCAGAAGTACCAGGACGCCATGAAGGAGCTGGCCAACATTCAGCCTCCCCAGTTCGTGAGAGGTATGAGCGAGGAGGAATACCAGAAAGAGTATGCCGCTTATGAGCAGTTCCTGGTCAACAGAGCCGAACTCGAGAAACAGATTCAGCAAAACCTCCAGGATGAAATTAAAAAGATCCGCGAGGACGCTACCAAACAGCAACTTGACCGGTTCAACCAAACTCTAAACGAACAGTATGCCGAGGACCTCTCGAAGGCAGCGGACAACGAAAGGGAGAAGCTGGAGCTCGAGAATGAGATGCTCCAGAAGCAAATCGAAGCCAGGAAAGCTGCCGGGGAGAAAACCTATGAGCAGGAGGCCCAGCTCCGAGCCAACAATCTTCGTCTCCAGCAAATGGACCTCGACAAGGAGCTCGCTCAAGCCGAGTTAAATCACAAGTCCAAGTATGAGATCCGGAAAAGGTATCTGGAGGCAGAGTTGGCAGCAGCTCAAGGAAACGAGGACGCCATTGCTCAGATCCAACTTGAGATGGCTGAGAACGAGGAGGCTTTATGGGAAGAACGGATCGAGAAGCTCCGGGAGTATGCCGAAATGGCATCCGGCTTTGCTAATGCTTTCAATGACTTGGCCAGTGCTCTCGGGGAGCGCCGGGCTCAGGAGGTAGAAGAACAATACAGCCGGGAGGAGCAGGCATTGGCAAACATGTACGCTAATGGCCAAATCACGGAGGCCCAGTACAACGAGAAGAAAGTCAAGATGGAGAAACAGAAGGAGAAGGAGTTGGCCAAAATCGAACGGGAACAAGCTATCCGGGAGAGGGCAATGGGATCCTTCGAGATTGGCATCAATACTGCCATCTCCATCATGGCATCGGCTAAAATGGGATTCCCTTTGGCTATCCCGTTCATTGCAGCAGCTGCGGCTTTGGGAGCAGTTCAGATGGCAGCTCTTTGGGCAGCTCCTCTGCCGAAAGCCGCAAGAGGTAAATACATTGAGGGACCCAGTCATGCCGCTGGAGGAGTGCACATTGAAGCCGAAGGAGGCGAGACCATCATTAACAAGAAGTCGAGCCGTATGTTCCTTCCTCTCCTGTCTGCCATAAACGAACTTGGTGGCGGGGTCCCCTTCGTGAAAGTTGGGACGGACGGGGGATATGCTCTTCGGTCATTTGCTAAGACCCCGGAACCCATGACCCAGTTTGATCTGTCGAGAACAATCCGGGAAGCATTTGGCCAAGTGTCGGTGATTGCTACAATCGAAGACATCCGGAGGGAAGATGCTAACTACGTGCAGATTCAGAACCGGGCTAATTTTTAAATAATCCAGCACAAATAGTATTTCAATATCTATTAGGAATAATTATATTTGTATCGAAATAATTTGGTACATGATATTCATCAGCTTAAAAGGCGCAATTGACTCCGAAGAGAATCGGGTCATGATGGAGCTTTGGGGCGGGGCCTCAGAGATCTGTTCCGTGGAGACCTTCCGCCGGGTACTTGATGAACACCCCGACGAACAGGAGGTGTGCATCAACATTGACTGTGACGGGGGCTCTGTTGAGGAGGGCTTCAAGATTTATGACCTTCTTCGCATGAGTGGTAGGACTATATACACAAATATTGTCGGGGGATGCCACTCGATGGCAGTGTGCATCCTGTTGGCAGCTCCGGCAGAGAACCGGTCGGCAAACAGGAATTGCCGGGCACTCATCCACCGGGTATACATGCCTGTCGGGGATTGGCTCACTTCCGACGATGCTCGCAGCATTGCCGAGGAGCTTGCTCTGGAGGAGGAGGCTATTCTTGACGTGTACGTCGAGAGGACAGGTCAGGACCGGGAACGGCTCCGCAATGTCATGCATGAGGAACGCATCCATGATGCCAAATCACTTCTTGACTTGGGATTCATTTCCAAAATCAATTCATACAACACAAACCAAATTTTTAATGCTATGGCAAAAAACGAAAAAAGCGCTTATGAAAAATTCATGAGCAAAGTCAAGGCATTCCGGAATGGCAAGAAAGGCGCTCCCGCCAACTTCGACTATCTGGATGCTGAGGGTCAGGTCGTTCTCCAGACCGTAGGTGAAGAGGACAATCTGGCCGAAGGTGTAGAGGCAACTCTCGCCAACGGCGAGACGTCGGGCACTGTCGTTCTGGAAGACGGCCGGGTGGTTACAGTCGAGGACAACATCGTCACCAGCATCGAGATGGAGGACACCAAGTCTCTCGAGGACCGCGTTGCAGCACTGGAGGCGATGCTCGACGAGGCAACGAACCTCATCGAGGAGCAGGAGAACGAACTCCGCAACCTCCGTGGTAGCAACTACCGCCCGAAGAACCGCAAGACTGTTCTGCCCGGAGGCAAGAAGCCCGAACCCTCGGCAGCTGACCTCAAGAACGAAGCTCGCGAAAAGCTCCAGAAGGTCAACGCTGCAAAAAAGATCCTCAAGTAGTCAAACTCAAAAGCTTTAAGAACTATGGCAGTTAAAAAAGGCGGATTCCTCGACATGGATAAGTTCACTTTTTGTGGACGGGCCATTCAGGCAATCTCGGAGATGATTATGGAGGACACCATTCAGGGTCCTGACATCAACTCCATTCACACAGTCTTCCCCGACATCGTCACTAACACTGAGGTGGGTTACATCGGCGAGGGCGGCATGGTCGGCGTGGTCAACACCGGGTGTAACCCGACTCCTCAGCCGTGGAACATCAACACCCGCAAGCTGAAGTGGGAGCCCGGTGTCTGGGAGATCCTTCTGTCCCAGTGTTACACTGACCTCCAACAGTCGGCAACTATTTACTCTCTCCGCACCGGCGTCGACATTCCGGACTTCACGGATACGGACTACATGAACATCGTCATTGAGGTTCTGGAGCGCTCCATTATGGACTTCTGGTACCGCCTGTTCTGGTTCAACGACAAAGAAGCCAAGAACGTTGCCAACAGCGGTACCATTACGAATGGGCTCGACCTGAAATTCTTCACCATCATCAACGGTTTCTGGAAACAGATTATCACACAGGCTACAGCCAATTCGTCCCAGCGCGGAGCAACAATTACGGAAAATGTCGGGGCATCTTACGCAGCTCAGAAGCTTACTCCGGACAAGGCCAAGGGATACATTCAGTCGGTCGTGTTCAGTGCCCCGCTTCTGCTCCGTCAGCAGTCTGACAAATTTATCCTCGTTACCCAGTCTGTCTACGATGCCTATCAGCAGTCTCTTATGGACGCTTGCTGCCTCGAGTCGGCTCGCTTGGCTCTGCTGAATGGCATGGAGGCTCTCAGCTTCAATGGCATCCCTGTCATCGCAATGCCCATCTGGGACAAGATCATCGCTACGTCGGAAGACACTGGCACGAAGTTCAACAATCCCCATCGAATTCTCTTCACCTCGAAGAGCGTGCTCGGCATAGGTGTTGATGCAATCGACAGCTTCGAGAAGATGCGGATCTGGTATGAGTACAAAGACCGCGTAGTCTACGTAGAACTCATGGGTCAGGCGGATGCCAAGCTCACTAACCCGGATCTGTTCTCGGTAGGTATCTAATCCTCAAAAATCTAAGAAAATGGCAGGACTTGATTGTTCTAAAATCAAAACAGGATTCACCAACCAGGTGTGTGGTAAGCCGGCAATCGCCGGCACCACCGCCAGGGTGATTCTCCTCAGCTACTCGGACGTCGACAAGTCGAAGTCTGTTGTAACTGACAACGTTATATCTTCGCTCATCCTCAAGGCCGGTGCCACTGGTTACGAAGTCGACTCGCTGCCCAACGCAACAGTTGGCTCGGACACCATCAATGCTGGCACGTATCTCAAGACCCACCAGCACAACGTGGTCGTCCGAATCTTCAAGAAGTCGGAAGCAGCCAAGAAGTTCGTAAACGGCCTGACCAATGCCCGCGTCATCGCTATCGTCGAGAACAACGACACCGGAGACAAGGGGGACACCAAGTACGAGGTGTATGGCTGGGACTCGGGTCTGGAGCTCACCGAAATCACTGTCACTACCGAAATGACCGACGGCGTCGCTTACCAGGTAACTCTGGCCAACGGCACAATCGCTCAGGAAGGTTCGCTCCCGATGAGCCTCTTCAACACGGACGAGAAGACCACCGACCTCATGGTCGAGGGACTCCTTGCCGGAGGCAGCACAGGGTGTACGGTAAAGGGCATGATGGAGTTCCTGAATGGTACTAATGAGTCCGCAGGAAATATGGTTCCCATCACCCTGACTCGAGACAGCTGTCAGACGATTACCAAAGTGGAAATGCCCGCAGCTCCTACGTCTCCGAATCCGGCTGTTGCATTCCCGGGATCGGGACTTCCGGCAAACTACGTCTTCATCAATGGTACTACAGAAGCCGCAGCTAATCCGCCCAAACTGTACTACACCAACAACTCTGGGTCCTCCCGGACGGAAACCCAGTGGGGTGCCAAGATTGACGACGCAAACATCCGGAAGCTGTACATCAACGGAGAGTATGTCATCGTTCTGAGCACCCATGTAGGTGCCCCGAAATCGTAGCACTCATGACTGACATGCTCGAAAGACTGAGAGCTTACCAATCCAAGTATGGGTCCCTGAAAGGCGAAGCCTATCGGGCCCATACATTGGAATTGGAAAAGAATCCCGCTCTCCATCGAGAAGTAAACGAACTTTCTCGGTACTTTTTGAATAAGTCAGTTTCCCGATGCGGCTTCTGCCTGATCGAAGCCGACTTAGCACTAAGACGAATAACAGAACAACAGATGAAAAACGTAGCACACCCCGATTACGAACTCCGAGCAGGTACTCTGCTCCACGACCCAATCAACAAAGAGTTCAGCAAGATCCTCACTCCGAGAAACATCACGGAGGAGCTTTGCTTGTACCACATCGCATTCAACAAGGATGCTCTTTCGTACTTCACCCGGGTCCCCGAAGATCTGAACGACCGGCTGGAGAAGTTCATGGCACGTTACAGCAAGGAGATGCCGGACAAGGACGTGGAAATCAAGAAGCGCCAGGCTCAGGTCCTGAGCAAGCAGATCGAGACCGTGAAAGCCGAACTCGAAGAGCTGAACAAGAAACAGACCAAGCTGAACGCCAAGCTCGATGAGTACTCCAAAGCCATGAGAGCAATCTACGCTATTCTCGATTCTGCGAGGGCCGAGGAGAAGACCGAGGAGAAGACCGAGGAGAAGACCGAGGAGAAGACCGAGGAGAAGCCCGCCGGCATCGACACCGAGGTGAAGGAGTTCATCGACGCCGGGATGGATCTGGAAGCCATCAAAGAAGCCTATGCAGACTCGCAAATGTCTGCCGGGGAGATCGAAGAGGCTTACAACCGGATAGTCAATCCCGTTTCAGAGGCTCCCAAGAAGGGAGCCAAAAAAGGAGGGTCCAAATAGGACTGGTAATAGGACGGGGTCGCTTCCCGTCCCTCCTACTATTAAAATTACGCCAGTATGAAAGTTGCACAGATCAAATCAGCTCCTCAGTTCGTATCCCGGGACTGGAGGCAATATGGCATCCAGACATACGGAGATACCAATGATTTTCCCCAGACGGTCAGCGAGATTGTTCAGGCTTCAAAGACCGGCAATGCCTGCTTGAGCATATACAATGACTTCGTATACGGTCACGGATTCAAAGATCCGGGTATCTACAAATTGCGGGTCAACAAAGAAGGGGAGAAGCTCGACAAGATCCTCCGCATGGTATGCAAAGACTTCACGTTATGGCATGGGTTCGCCATCCATGTTAACTACAATATGAACTTCCGCGTCAGTTCGATCCACCACATTCCGTTCGAGTCTCTCCGACTTGCGAAGGCAGACGATGGTGGATTCATTGGCCGGACGGCATATCACCCTGACTGGGGTCACCGAGACAAGACGAGGTCACGGTGGTCCCCGTCCGACATTGAGTGGTTTCACCTCTTCAACCCGGATCCGGAGGTTATCCTGAACCAGGTAGAGGAAGCTGGCGGATGGGACAACTACAATGGCCAGATCCTCTACTTTTCCGGAGACTCTGAAGGCAGTCCCTCTTACCCGGTCCCCATCTTCATCGCTGAGATGACAGACATGAGAACTGAGGAAGCACTTGCCAATGTAGCCGGACGAAACGCATGCTCCAACTTCTTGTCAGCTGGGATCTTGGTAGACATCAAGGACGAGACTCAAGATGAGTCTCAAGTGAATGAGACCCAAGAAGAACTTAACAAATTTCAAGGAGATGAGAACACTTCACAATTGTGGTACATCCAGTGCAAGTCAAAAGATGAAGTGCCCCAGTTCATAAGGTTCTCCGGGGAGAACTATGACAAAGCATTCGAAGTAACGCAGAGAGTCATCCCGGAGAACATTGGTCAAGCCTTCAAGCAGCCTCCCATTCTTCGAGCTGTTGACGTGGGGGCTAACTTTGGGGCTGATCTCATGACCAATGCCTACAAGTACTACAACTCTGTTACAGTACGGGAGCGTCAGCAGCTGGAGGAGACTTTCGTATCGATTTTTGAGTACTGGTGGGCTCCTTTGGAAAATCCCGACTTCGCTATTCAGTCTCTCACTTACAATGCCGGCGAGTCTATAGCAGATAGAATTGGCAAGGACAACATGACTCAGGTACTGGAGATTATCCGGGACCAGATGCTCTCCACTGTTCAGAAGAGAAACATGCTCAAGCTCATTTATGGGCTTTATGACGAGGAGATTATAAAACTCATGCCCGATGATACTCAACTCTAACGACCTTCGGAATGTTCGGCCGATAGCCGAGAACATCAACGATCCGGCCAGACTGGAGCCATACATCCGGGAGGCTGAGACCCTCAGATTGGTGGATGCCATAGGAGCCAACCTCTACAGATGGCTCGACGAGACAGACTTTTCCGGCCCCGGTCCTTTCCAATACGGGGACGTAACCATTACAAAAGATCAGTACACTGCCGCCATGGAAGGCGGGTATTATGATGGTGGCTGTTCCGGGGATGGTCGAAGCGAAGGACTCAAGATCGCCATTGCATACATTGCGTATTCCCGATTCATCGTCAACAATCCAATCAACCCCACTGCCTTCGGGGTGAGGTACAAAGATGGCGAATTCAGCACTCGAGTAGAAGACAACATCATCATCCGTAGCTCGAACGAAGCACGGAACATCGGAGAAGCCTACCTCGAGAAGGCTATAAATCACCTTAAAGCTCTGCGGTTACTGACTACATGTACTGAATACAAGGAGTCCCCGTCTCATAAAATGATTATAGGACGTAATAAATTATAAGTTTAACAGATATGGAGAAGGAAGTCATGAGAGCGGGAAAATGGATATGCGGGAGCATTGTAGGGTTTTGGGGACTTTTAGCTCCGGTCCAGGTCCTTATCCTCTGTGTCTGTATTTCCATTATCGTCGACTTCATAACTGGAAATATTGCTGACTACAAGCGCCACAAACGAGCCCATCAAAAATATGTGTTCAAAAGCGAGAAAATGTGGGACACGTGTTGGAAGTTGGGGCTCAGCATTATCGGTATCGGCATGGCCTACATGCTTGACGTGTGTGTCCTCCCGAACTTGGGGGGTCTCAACCTTGCCAACTTCTTCGCTGCTTTTGTAGTCGGGACGGAGTTTTGGAGCTTTCTCGAAAATTCAGCTATAATCTCAAATCATCCCATATTCAGGGCTCTCCGGTCATACATGGAGAGATCGGTCAGCAAAAAAACTCAAATAGACTTTGAATGCCATGAAGACAAGTAAGTATTTTAAGCCCGAAGAATTCGAGCGATGCAATCCGTCTTGCTCCATTGAAGACATGGACCAGGATTTTCTCGATCTACTGGATGACCTCCGTGAAAAGGCAGGCATCCCTCTCGTCCTCAATTGCGCTTATCGTTCCAAAGAACACGATAAGGCCAAAGGACGGTCCGGCAACAGTGCTCACACAGAAGGTTTGGCAGTGGACATCCGGTGTGCCTCGGGCCCCAATCGGATGAAGATCCTCCGGGCAGCCATTGCATTGCGGATCCGGAGGATAGGCATCGACGGGAATTTTATCCACGTAGATGCTTCTAAAACCCTCCCGCAGGACACGATATGGACTTACTAAAGAGAGTACTCTGCACAATAGTTCTTGTAGGTATAGGCTTTATAATCGGGCGTAAAACAGTCGAGGAGAAGACCGTTATAAAGTACGTCGATTTACCCCCAATTCAGAGGGAGGTCAAAGTCCCGGATTTGGTTCCAAAATGGGAGGGTTTTAGGAATCCAATCAAATTGATATATATCTATAAGGGCCAGGAGGAAAAGGTTCCCCAAACACCCCCAGAAATCACAAATGGAGGGGGTTTTGGGGAGGACAAAAAGGAGGTGGATACTCTGGAGAGCGTAAAAAGGACAATGTTGGACTGGAATACGACCAGGAAATACGCTGGAACATTCTTCAAAGATCCCAAAATTGGCCAATTTGACTGGGAGGCTACAGTCCAATACAACACTCTCCAGCATCTTACGTACAAGTATACCCCCGTCCGAGAACAGATCAAAGAAACGAGGTCCCGGAAATGGTCCCCCTTTCTGAGAGCTTCGGCTAACTCCTTCGGGCAGGTTGGGGTTGGGGGAGGCATATATTACAGGAATTTCGGAGTAGATATATCCTATATGCGGGACTTCGAGCTGACCCGATCGGGGTGTGAGGTCGGCTTTAGCTGGAAATTTTAGGAAACTACTCCGTCCCGGGCTTAGGGAAGCCTGGGTTTTTTGTGTCCACAAGCCGGGGATATTGGCCCCCGTGGCAGGGACCAGCAGTAAACAATGAGAAACAATAATAAACAATCATTGTTTCTCTATAATCGATTGAATATCAATGATTTAGGCCCTTGTAAACAATGTAAACAATAATTTAAGAGGAAAACCTGAATAGAGAATATGTGTTCTAATATTGGATAATGGTGTTCTTAAAGAGGATAAGACCCTCATAAAAAGGTTATATAGAAATCATTGTTTACATTGTTTCTCCGAGGGTGATTTTAGGGCCTAACCCATTGAGTGTCAATCACTTAGGTGAGAAACAATGAAAAATTTATTGTTTCTCTGCTATTTTTCCAGCATTTTACCGTAGTATTTGTAGCAGAAGTATTATATTTGTGATATAAACAAAAACAAATTACAATATGAAAACCATCACCTACACCAACAATCAAGGACTCGAACTCAAGATCAACAAATTCTCCTCCGGACAGTTTAAATGGGCATTCAGCCTTACCTTCAACAACGGAGCCCACACCTTCTGCTACATCATGACGGAACTCAGGGCCATCCTACTGAAAAACGGGATGACCCGGAAATGGGCAGCCAATGTAAAAGACAGGTTTGACCCCCTCACTGAGGAGCACGTACTTATTAATAGGTACAGGACCCCAGGGGGATCCGAGATGGAGGTCTTCATCACCAGCCGAATCCCGTTCGTAAATATGGTAGGAACCGGGTTGGACATGGGGTATATGAAATTCCAGCTCCTGGAGCATAAACTCAACCGCTACGGGTTCAAACAGTTTTAATTCCCGGGGCTCCAAAATAGGGGTCCCAACTTTTTTCTCATTTTTCAATCAAAAAATTTTCTACTTCAAAAAACTTTTCTTATATTTGTGACACAAACAAAAGGATAAGACAATGACAACTACAAATTACATTAATAGCAACGGTTTAGGACTTAAGGTTACCCAGCTTCCTTCGGGTACTTTCGACCTCTATTTCAGCAACGGGTTCCCCTCCACCTGCTACACAGAAGAGGAGCTCCAGGACCTCATCCAACGAAAAGGCTTTCAGAAATGTTGACCACATACATGAATCCTCAGCTAACCAGATTGGACGTAGTAACTACGGAGGACGGGTATCTGTTAACCCTCAATCAGGTAATGGAATTAAAAAAGCAGAAAATAGAACATGTAGAAGCATTCATTAAGGAACATAAATTCAAGCCAATTATTATGAAAAAAAAATCGAATGGAGCACTCCGGCACGGCCGGCAATCAGAGAAGACTATTTCTCAAGTCTCATAGGTCCCGAGGTTGAAACGGACAAAGTGGTGGAGCTTATAAACAAAATGCAGGAGCGAGTTAACAGTCTTGACGATGAAACAGTCAGTTATGTTTCTTCTGTTCTGTTGGAGATGGTCAAGGTAGTAAACGAAGCCACCGGAATGAGACAACTACTGACCAAACGCGAGGCTCTTCTCGTCTGCATGGGCTTCAAGACTGGCGAAGCATACGTCTGCGGTAAGTATGGAATTAACGAATAGTAAAACATGGAAGAAAAATTCAACTGGGACCTCCCGGCAGATCCGGACCCCAAATCGGACAACTATTATAACGGAATCGTATCCAAGGAGCTGAAAGACCCCAGCAATGTGGGAGAGGTTCTCCTCGGAGTTATTCACAGAGAATCAGTTACCAATCAGTCGGATTTTGTCAATGAAGGGATTCAGTCTATTCTTGACCAGTTTGGCATTAAAACCGACAAACCTCTCACAAGAAAGGAGAAGCTCCTGGCATTCATCGGATTTAAAGCTGGCTCAATGTGGGAGAAATTGGTGGAAGATCAAAGACAGTCAGAACCAGCTTCACCCAACCCTCTCGAAATTGTCATGATGGGACTTCTCAAAACAAACGGAAAAAAATGCTGATTTTATCGTAGTATTTACCGCAGAAGTATTATATTTGTAGTGTAAACAAAAACCTACACAACTATGAGAACAGTAAAATCGGTACTTATCGTCACTCGAATGGGATACGTGGAGGGAGTCTTCACTTCCTTCAGAGCTTTGGCTAACTCCCAAGGAGCCACTCGAATCAATATTGAAGGTGAGTATGAGTCTTATACTGAGTCTGAACTGAAAGACATTGCAGCTAACGGTCAGACATTTACATACTTCGGCGAGAAATGCAGAATATCAGCAAGAACCTTAAACAGATAACCATGAAAAGGATTGAAAAATACGTAGTATTCAAGTATGAAGACGAGTTCGGATTCCACTACATGAAAATGGACAAGCTTCCCGGGGAGGGGCCTACATACACGGAGCCCATCTCGTTCGAGAAGAAGATCAACCCCAACTGTACTCCTGGAGCCATCACTCAACAGCCGTTTTCAGAGGACGGAAAATCCGCCTATGTGCTCAGCTCAAAATTTGTCCCCGTGTCTGGTTGGTGGAACGACAAAGCCGAAGTTCGGGAATGGCAGGAAAGGACCCGGGTCTATAAGGCCCTCAAGGAGTTGAAGAGGAAAGGAGAGGACCTCAAGCTTGAGAAAGCCATTGAGCCTCTACGAGAAGTGTATGCCCGGGTCAACCCCAGCAGGAGGAGCATATTTATTGCTCAGGTGGTCTACCTCCTCACCAAGTAAACATTTTTCATTAAAAAGATTGAAAAGTTTTTATACGTGGGAAAAATTGATTATATTTGGGATAAACAACATGGACAACACAATGACTATCAATCTCAGAGAATTAATTGAACAGAGAGGGCTCAGGCTTCAAGAGGTGGCAGAAATTCTGTTCCCCGATAACCGGTTCCCCCGAGCAGCTCTCAACCGGGTTCTGAACGGAAAAACCTTGTTGAATTCGGAGCAAGTCTCACGTTTAGCAGCTTGGCTCCGTGTATCTGTCGACGATCTCTACAGAGGAGCATGGAACTCCGAGTTTAGAGGAGAGACATGTATTCTGACAAACGGGAACTACAGAGCCGAGTTATCGGTCAAAACGGGAGAGACGAAGGTGTTCCACCTCGGGTCCCTGTTTCATGAAACTGTTCTCCATGACCCGGCTATACCTCTCAGCAAGTACATTGAACTTCTGAACACCATAATCAAAAATCATCAAGCCAATGAAAGTAGAAATTAAGTTCGAGGCAAACCTCGAAGAAACTCAGGATCTCGAAATGGTCCGCAAGATCTGTCAGGTTATCGGAGCAAATCCCGTGACAGTTAAGACGACTGACGTCAAGAAATCAGTCCCTGCACAGGACGTGAAGAAGCCAGCTCCGGCTCCGGCTCCGGCTCCGGCTCCGGCTCCGGCTCCAGTCCCCAAAAAGACTGAGGAGCCCGAACCCATGCCGATGGATGCGAACTCCTCTTTGGGTTCTGACCCCGCTGTCTCCATTCAGGACATCCGGACTCTCCTGGCAAGTAAGGTGGACAATCACCGCGAAGCTATCCTGGCAAAGCTCATTGAACTGGGAGCGAGGAATGTGACGAGACTGGATGCCCGAAAATACGACGCGTTCTACGAATTCCTCAAAGACCTTGCGTAATGGGAACCCCGAATCATTCATCTCGTAAGCACGCCATGCTTTCGGCATCAAAGGCAGACCGGTGGATCAACTGCACCCCCAGTGCCAGACTGGAGGAAAAAGTTGAAGAAACCGGTAAGCCTTCCAAGTATGCCGAAGAGGGCACTCTGGCTCACGAGATGGCAGAATGTTACCTCCGAGCGAGGTTCCTCATAACGCCTGTTGACGTTACGTCTGCTGAACTCCGGAAGCTGAAGAAGAGTGACCTCTACACTGAGGCCATGGATGAGCCCGTAATGGCTTATTGCCAGTACGTAACGGATCAGTATACGGAAGCTCTGCGGAAAACCAAAGACGCTCTCGTTCTCTTGGAGGAGCGACTGGACTTCTCGGCTTGGGTCGAACAAGGATTCGGCACAGGAGACGCTTGCATTATCGCTGACGGGGTCATGGAGATCATAGACCTCAAGTTTGGCACTGGAGTGCCGGTTTTCGCTGAGAACAATTCTCAGCTGATGCTGTATGCTCTCGGAGCCTTGTCCAAATTCGAGATGGTCTACGACATCAACATGGTGAAGTTGACTATAGTCCAGCCCCGCCAGGAGCGAATCTCGTCATGGGAGATTACCCCCGAAGACCTTTACAAATGGGGTGAGGATGTAGTGAAACCCAAAGCAGCTCTTGCTTACTCCGGGGAGGGGGAACTCCAAGTCGGGCACTGGTGCAGGTGGTGTAAAGTCAAAGCTTTGTGTCGCAAGATGGCAGACCACAATCTGGACTTGGCCAAACACGAGTTCAAAGAGCCCGAACTCCTAACCACTGAGGAGCTCGCTCAGATTTTCGAGCAAGCCCCCATGCTCCAAGAATGGGTAAATGCTGTATCTGAGCACCTGCTCTCCAAAGCCATATCGGGCGAGAAAATCCCTGGGTATAAGGTAGTCGAAGGAAGGTCAATACGGAAATGGACTGATGAGAATGCAGTTCAGGAAGTTCTTACCGCATGCGACTACACCCCGGATCAGTTCCAAGTTGTCAAACTGGCCGGAATCCCGGCAATCGAGAAGCTCCTCAAAAAGGACTTCGATTCACTGGTAGGGGACCTCGTCATCAAAGCTCCTGGCAAACCCACTCTCGTCCCCGAGTCTGACAAGCGTCCGGCAATGGGAATTGAACAAGCAAAACTCGATTTTTCCAATAACTAAACTTCACAACTATGAGTGCAACAACCAAAGTAGTAACCGGCAAAGTTCGGTTCAGTTACGCCAACGTATGGGAACCCCGGGCAATGGAGGGTTCCGACCGAGCAAAATACTCGGTGTCCATCCTCATCCCGAAGACTGACTCGGCAACTCTGTCTCGGGTCAAGGAGGCCATCGACACGGCTCTCAAAGAAGGCATCGCCAAATTGGGCGGCAAGATTCCCCCGACGTGGAAGAACCCCCTCCGTGACGGGGACACCGAAAGACCGGACAATCCGGAGTATGCTGGGCACATGTTCGTCAATGCCAACTCGGACAACCGTCCTGGCATCGTGGACGTCAACCTCAACCCCATCATCGAAAAAGAGGATTTCTACTCCGGATGCTATGGCCGGGCGTCGGTCAACTTCTACGTTTTCAACACGAATGGCAACAAAGGCGTTGCTTGCGGGCTGAACAACCTCCAGAAGTTGGCTGACGGAGAACGTCTCTCCGGGGGATCTTCTGCAGAAGAGGACTTCGGCCAGAACCCGTGGGACGACGACCTTATGTAGGTTGGTATGCTGGGTCTTACTTGGGATTAGGGGTTCGAATCCCCGCCCAGCAACAAATTTAACAATAGTCAACATGCCGAGACGCTTATATTTCGATACCGAAACATATAGCCCGGAGGACATTAAATCCACGGGCGCCTATAAATACATAGAATCGGGGGGCTTTCAGCTCCTTATAGTATCTTTCGCCTTTGACACCTCTCCCGTTCAGGTGATTGATCTGGCCAAAGGAGAGGAGCTCCCCGACTATTTCATCTCCGCTTTAACTGATCCGGGGATTGAGAAATGGGCTCATAACGCTGTATTTGAGAGACTCGTATTTAAGCGTATAGGACTACCTATCCCGACCGATCAATTGTATTGCTCAATGACCAAAGCAGCCTATTGCGGACTGCCTTTGGCTCTGGATGAACTCTCCAAGGCGTTGGTCCTCGGGGAGCACGGGAAGAAGTCGACCGGTAAAGCTTTAATCCGGTTTTTCTGTTCCCCGTGCAAGCCAACCAAGTCCAACGGGATGAGGACTCGGAACATGCCGGACGACGACCCGGACAAGTGGAACGAGTTCAAGACGTATGCCGAATATGACGTGATTGCCGAACGCGACATCGTGGAACAGCTGGACCAATTCCCATTCCCGGAGTTCGAACGTCGGAACTACCTCGTAGACCAAAGCATCAATGACCGGGGAATTCTGATAGATCTCGATATGGCCGGGAACGCCATCTCTTTCGATGAGGTATACACGGAGGAGATGACCGACCGGATGAAGGAACTGACGGGCTTGGATAACCCGAACAGCTTGGCCCAGTTGAAGACGTGGCTCAGCACTAATTTCGGACTCAACTTCCCTGCACTGGGAAAGCCCGAAATCCTCGAATATCTGAAAAACAATCCGGAGGCTCCCGATCTGGTCAAGGAGGTTCTCGCTGGTCGGCTTGCACTGTCCAAGACCTCAACTAAGAAGTACATTGCTATGCTCAATTGTGCTGCCAAAGACCAGAGAGCTCACGGGTTATTCCAGTTTTACGGGGCCAACAGAACAGGACGTTGGACGAGCCGTATGATCCAGCTCCAGAATCTCCCCCAAAACCACATGAAGGACTTGAGTCTTGCTCGGAGCATGGTGGAGAAGGGAGACTACGACCTCATCGAAATGTGTTACGACAGCATTCCGAATGTCCTTTCGGAGCTCATTCGAACAGCATTCATAGCCCCGGAGGGTAAAATGTTTGCAGTAGCCGACTTTAGTGCTATTGAGGCCCGAGTCCTGTCCTGGTTAGCCCAGGAGAAATGGCGACTCGACGTCTTCAACACTCATGGCAAGATCTATGAGGCATCAGCATCACTCATGTTCGGGGTCCCAATTGAGCAGATTACGAAAGGATCGGACCTCAGACAGCGGGGCAAGACGGCAGAATTGGCACTCGGATATGAGGGGTCGGTCAACGCAATGGAGAAGATGGACAAAGAGAAGAAGCTGTCCAAAAAGGAAATGTATTCCATCGTAGCTCTTTGGCGTCGAGCCAATCCTAAAATTGTTGAGTTTTGGGCTGAGGTGAATGAGAAGGCCATCGAGTGCGTCCAGACCAGAAAGACCAAGAAAGTTAGTTGTCTCGTCTTTGAACATGACGGGACCAATTTGACAATAGCTCTCCCAGCTGGGAGAAAATTATACTACAGAAATCCCCGGGTGGGACCCAACAGGTTCGGGCAGAATGGCATTGTCTACGACGGCATGGTCCAGTCAGTAGGATGGACTGAGGTAGAGACTTACGGGGGCAAACTGGTGGAGAACATAGTCCAGGCAATCTCCCGGGATCTTCTCGCCGAAGCAATGTACAGACTAAGCATTATGAAAGACTTCGAAATAGTAATGCATGTCCATGATGAAGCCATTGCAGAGGTAGACGAAGACCGAGCCGGGGATTGTCTGGAGACTATGTGCAGAGTTATGGGGGAGGATCTTCCTTGGCTGAACTGCTTGCCAATGGGATTGCCTCTCAAAGCAGACGGATACGTTACTAAATTTTATAAAAAAGACTAATGACATACGACGGGGAACTTGATATTGCAATTGGACTGAGTGCAAGATCAAAAGTATGGAGCAACAAGAAACTGAAATGGTCTGAATTGGTCAGTCGACTCGGGGAGGAGAACAAGACCACTGAAACATTTAAGGAGTTTGTTTCTGCAAGCAAGGAGGACCAGCTCAAAATAAAAGACGTAGGCGGATACGTTGGAGGCTACCTGAGAGGGGGCAAAAGAAGCCCGGCCAATGTGGTCCACAGACAGTTGATGACACTCGACTTGGACTTTGCCCACAAAGACCTCTGGGATGACTTTACTCTCCAGTTTGACAATGCAGCTGTTCTGCATGGGACTCACAAACACTCGGATGCGTCTCCCAGGTACAGACTAGTAATGCCACTGAGCAGAGAGGTCACGGCTGATGAGTATGTGGCCATAAGCCGAAAAATTGCCGGGATAATCGGCATAGACCTTTTCGACAATTCAACTTTCGAGACCAACCGACTCATGTTCTGGCCTTCTACGCCGAAGGACATGGACTACTACTTTAAGGTTCAGGATGGTCCGTGGATTGATGCTGATGAGGTTCTCAACTCCTATGCCGACTGGAAGGACTCGTCACTTTGGCCCACAGCTTCGTCCCGTTTCGAAGCTGTCGACCGAGCCGTTAAGAAGCAGGAGGACCCAACAGTAAAGAGGGGTCTCATAGGAGCGTTTTGTAGGACTTACTCCATTCCCGAAGCTATAGAGACTTTCCTCTCCGACACCTATGTTCCGTCAGCATTGGAGGGCCGATACACTTATACAAAAGGGAGCGCCTCGGCTGGTCTGATCGTGTATGAGGACAAGTTCGCTTATTCCCATCATGGAACTG